GCCGCAAGGCGACAAAAGGTGGAAGTTATGAATCAAAACGTAATGCATACACCACTGGAGAGTCACAAGCCCATAGGCTTTAGACTATGGGTAGTTGACCCTTTCCGCGAACTCGGCCTCATCGACCGCGCGCTGTTCTGCGGCTATCTCGATGTAAGTATTGTAGCTGTAGGACCATACATCCTCCTCGTCCCCATACAGGTCGCACATCTTCTTCGCGTAGGCTCTTGCCCTTGCGTTAAGTTCTCTTGTTATTGTCATATTCATCTCTAAATACGGGTTCAGTATAACACCTGCACCGAGGATGGGCCGGCAGTACGATTTCACTCAATGGGTGTATGCCTATGCATAGTTCATCACAAATGTCGCAGTCATACGAACTTCCCCTGAACACTCGATAGCCAATGATGTCGGCATTTCTTCTGTATTCCGAAATTATCCCGGACTGGTATGCAGTCATGATACCTTCTTGCGAAGTAAGGACAAGTCCCTTCATTGGGTTAGTGTTTATTCCTTTCCCGTATCTGTACCCATTGCTTCTGATGAAATTCGACTGATAATCTTCTTGCTTCTTAAAAGCATCCTTCATCGGCCGAAAGCCGTAGGGATTCGAGAGGAAAGTCGTCAAATCGCCCATAATTTCTCCTTTCGTAAGTTTCTTTGCGAAACAAACGGCCAGAAAACCCTCCATAACGAATTTTAAGTGGCTACAATGCGAATCAATCCTTTCAGTGAAGTCTTTGTCTTTTTTTGTGCTGAAGGCCCGAAAAAAGGCCATTTCTTTATCTTCTTCATCAACTACTTTTTCGGATGCTTTCTTGGTATCTTCAATGATGCTATCGGAAAGTTCCACAAGGATGCGATTAACCTGTTTGTCAAAATCTTTGTCCACATCGAAAGTGAAGCGACTCCCAAGTCCGTTGTATGAATAAGCTATGTCAAGTATCTCCATGATTTTCGCTTTAACCCTTGAAGATACCTTATCCTTCACTTTTTCAAGTATGGCCGTAACCTCATCAAGCCTCATTTCTTGCGTTGTTTACGACATTCACGTTGGCCTGAGAATCCGGCACAAGCGCATCGTGTTCCTCCTGTAGAACGCGTTTCGCCTCGTCAATGTTGCCATATCCCAATATGCGATAGACGATTTCTGATGCTGACTTGCGGGACAAAGCCCCTATGCCTACAAGTTGGACTATGCTGTTGACGATTTCCGTTTCTGACATGAAGACGTAAGGCAATATTTCAGCCGTGACTTTGAGCGAAGTAAATTCACTGGTTCTTCCAATCTCAACTCCGTACCCCTCCTTGAAGATGCGTACAAGGTCATTCAAAAACCCTTGATATTCCTGAGCATCAAGCAGCGCCTTCTGGAAAGATTCAGCAAAGAGCATCTTGACTGTGAGGGATGACATGTCTGAACCGGATTTCACCTCCGGAGTTTTCACGACAAAGGAGTCACGGAGAATGGCGTCTTCGTATTTCTTCAGTTGAAGCTCGAATGAGGACGAAGAGTCTGATGGTTCAAGGAATGAGGCTTTGGCATCAACTTCCGGGGATTGAATTATCATCGGAGTACCATCTACAGAAGATTGAAGGTCTATGTCGGCCCCCATAAGAAGAAGGATTCGGAGCGCATACTGTGCGTTATTTTCCGCAAGTTGCGATAATGCGAGTTCCTCTTTTTCAATTGTTGCTTGCGAAGCGGCCCAGCAAGGGGCGCCGTAGCGGTGATATGCGATAGGAACAAAGGGGAAGCCATGTGGCATGGGTTCAATATCAACCCTCCATCCTCCGGACAAATCGGAGATATCCATAACGTATCTCATATAGTGCGACTTATCCCAAACATCAAGATATGTCACTGATGTGATTTCTCCTTTATCGTTGATAATTTGGTCAATGTGTTTCCTTCCGAAAACCGCGAGTTTCTGCGACATCGGGTCATAGTGCGGATAAAGCGTGTCTCCATTTTCAAACGAAAGGTCTTTCCATTCGAGTTCCCCAGATTCTTTATCCTTAAAGAAGTAGATGGCGGCATCACCGACTTTTAAATCAGCGCTAATTGCGCGATATACGGCGTTTTCCAGCCCCTTGACCTTCCATCCTTCCTGAAACAACGCAAGCGTTTCCTGCATATTTCCTCCCGTTTTGGCGTTTGATATTGTCAAGTCAATATTGTTGCCAGTGAGGGTTGCAACCCTCTTGCCATGTATATACTGCTGCCACCCTTGTGCAATGCGAGTTTGCACCTTTCGCACGTATTTGTTTCGGGATGCCGGCAGTGAGCCACCATCATCTACTCCCATCCACATGAATTGGTCCGGGTATTCTTTCAGTGAATTGATGGCGTGTGCGTTAATGTCGTACTCGCGCATAAAGTCAGATTGTGTGTAGAAATCGAAACGCAGTGGGTCGAAATCCGGATTATAAGTCGAGAAGTTTGTTCCTTCCTGCAAAACCAGTCCTGCGGGATTTCGTTCTGCTGTTGGTTTGATTCTCTTAAAAGCCGCCTTGCGTAATATCTGCTCCGGCTTCATTGTTGTGATTGTAGGTGTAATCATTTTATAATTAGTTTACCAGTATTTAAATCCGTGTCTTGACAGAATCTTTCCCTTGACTACTTCATATAGCGGCATAATCATCATCATACCTTCAATGAAGTCAGGAGAATGGCCCACTTCAAGTTTCATTTGTTGCTTGTCTATTATCTCAAATCTTGCGATATTATCCTTTCTTTTGATTGCCAATCTCTCGGCTTTGAATCTGTCTTCAAAAGTAAAATTATGCCCTTTTATATCAGTAAACTTCTTTTTCAAAAGGGACTCATCAATAGAGAATTCTCCAAGTTTGAGCGAATGGACGAATTTTTCAGCAGCCTCTGATTTTCGGTTGTTCCATAGTCGTGTATCGGAAGGTGCGGAACGGTTGTTGAAAGGTACGGATTTCTGGAATCTCGAATCTGTCTTAATCCATAGTCCCAGGCCATTGGAGTCATAGGTAAAGTTCTCTTTTCTGACTCCATTTTTCTTTAAGAATCCCTCAATGAAAGGTATTACGGCGTCCGAAAATTCGCCCCTCCAAGCCTCAAGGTCTTGAATATGGTGCCCATCAAAAGCATATATCACAAAAAAGTCTCCGGTAAGAGCGACATCGGCAGATGCCCTCATAATGCCATCTCTACGCTCGGAGTTTCGGAAGAATTTATTAACATCTTCATCTGTAAGGAGAGAAGTCCCTTCGTCAATATCTCTCCATATTCCGGAAAGGTCATTGATTACAGTGCCATCACCTTTGGAGGCCAGTCGGGATATATATCTCTTATCCGTGACTTGTAGGATTTTATTGTCTGAGTAGTCACCTTCGATAAACTGCACGGTCATAATCATGTCCTCGGGAGTTATATCGGTTCTACCCATCATAAGGATATCAATTTTCTCCTTTGCTTTCGGGTTTTCATACACTTCCTGCCACGAATCGCCCCAAGCTATTTGGGTGTCATCTGGGCCGAATTTGAACATATATCTTTTTTTCCCGCTCCTCTCTTTAATCACCCTATCTGTTTCTGGATCGATGTAATAAGACAGAAAACCACGCAGTTTATTTTTCCACCCCACAGGATTACAAGTTCCCACTGTCTGCGAGCTAACTCCTGCGGTATTTCGGTTCACGGCAAGCAGATCAAAAATAAGGCTTAAATCATCTCTGGTGTGTTCCGGCAATTCCTCGATGTCGATGTAGGCCATTTCCGCCCCTCTGAAACGGTCTGATACTTTTCCCAAGTCTTGCAGGTGTTCCATTTTCAGAGATGCACCTTTACCATCCAGAAAGCTCCACTCATAAGAAGATTCCTTCGGGCTTCCGAATCCCCTAAATATCGGCTTTGAGGATTTCCACGGACCTCGCTTTACGTCATCTTCAAATTTTCGGAAGGCATACATTGAAACATCGGGATTGAAGATAAATGGCAGGGCTTTATATAGAGCCACCCAACTTTTCCCTCCGCCTTTCTTTCCGCCTATTATCAGCAGGTCGGCATCGGCGCAACACACTTCTTCCTGAAACCCCTCTTGTGGAATGAGATTTCTTATTGCGCGCCCCTTCATCTTCAATTCCAGATTCTTTTCCCTCAACTCCTGAGCATATTCATTGGAATATACTTTAAGGTTGTATTTCAGAAAAACAGGGTCGTAGTATTTGGATTCGGTATCAATTTCTTTCATTTCGCCACAAATTTCACAATAAAACTACAATAAAGATAGGTACATATTGACTTTATTGTAAACAACAATTGTATTTTTGCGAATAAATGGGTAAAGAGTTATCATATTATCGTATTTGCTGTCCCAACTGCGGCAAATATATGCGTGTGAGAATCCTTGAACTCACAGGTTCAATCCGCTACTCCCTTTGTTGTCACGACTGCAAGAAAGTGAGTACGGTCGAACTAAAAGGCATAAAGCCCACGGAATAGGGCATAGAGACTAAGCAATAGACCATTGAGGTCAGATATATAGTCCGTGCAAGGGTGGTGAATACAATCTCTTGTACGGGCGTTTTATGTAAAGTTCTTTTCAAACAATGAAATCAAAAATCTTAAACGCGCTCAAAACCAAATACTCGAATTTGGGGTTAAGTGAAAAGGCTCTTGATGGGGTTGCCTCGTTTCTCGAAAAAACCATCACGGATGAAAAAGAAATAGATGCGGCCATTGGGGAAGCAAGTGTTTCATCTCTATTAAAAGTATTCCAGTCCGAAATAGACACCGAAAGGGGAAAGGCATCAAAAGCCAATAGGGACTTGGAGGACTACAAGAAGAATCATCCGTCACAGGACCCCCCACTGGATAACGTAGCGGATGGCGAAACAATGAAACTGTTACAGGAACTGAGGGCAGACCTTGAAAAGCAGAAATCTGAAATCGCGGCTGAAAGGAAGCGAATGGCAGACAAAAACATCATTGAGAATCTCCGTACGGAATTGAAAACGAAGCATGGGTGTGCATCTGATTATATTCTTAAAAAGACCCTTACGGGCATTGGGGTAAATGACGGTGACACTATGGATTCGCTTGTTGCCAGATACAAAACGGTTTATGATGCTGAATACAAAGAGGCATACGGAAATGGGGCACAGGCCCCCTTCGGTAACTTTTTTGGAAATCAGCCAGGCGATGACCCGAATGAATTTTCTGGCGCGGTAGCAAGGCTTCAAAGAAGTGGTGTTCTCAAACAGAATGACAAATAACTACTAAACCTCTAACACATGGGTACTTATAATTCCTACGTAAACAAGAGGGCCACGGTGGGTCAAGAGATTCCCGTATGGCTCGGCAATGTGCAGAGAATCCCTGGCGGGGGCACTCTCGCATCTGCGTATGCGAAGGCTGGCATGTTCATCCCTGACGGAACTCCGATGAAGCTCTCCAGTGGGACTGCCACTCCTTTTGTAGGATGGGAGGTTGTGTCTGTTGACTCGACAACCCACACCATCACCATTAAATCTAACAGGATGAATATTCTTCCCAAAGCGGACGATATTCTTCAGCTTGTTGGAACCACTTTTGCCACTACCGGAGCTGCCGGTAAGGTATCTTCGATTTCTGCGAACGCGGCAACTGCCGGCCAGTACGATGTCGTAATGACGGACGGTAAACTTGACGGAGCAACCGAGGGCGAGGCTCTCACTTACTCCGCAGCAAGCGCAGTCGCGGCCTCCGGTGCATCAATCGCGGTTATCCCTACTCACTACCTCTACGGCGACCTTGAAATTGACCCCGAAGTTCTCAATGAGACCGTTGAAAACGTCGCAGCCTCTGTCGCCCTCGTGAATTTCCACGGAGAAGGATTCCTTATCAAGAGGACCCCCGCAGCCCTCGTAGCAACACAGTTGGCTGCCGCTATTCCCAACGTGATGCAGGACAATCATTAAACCGCTAAAACGAAAGAATAATGGATACTTTTAGCCCGGAAACCTACTTTGACCCCCTGTACTATGCACTGGGTGGAAATCCCGCAAAGCTCCAGGCCTTTGTGGACGCAGTTCTTGCTCAGCACAACGAACTGAAAATTGATGGCTTCGACTGGAATGAAGACCTACTTGACGACTTCACCTACGAACAGGTGGAGAAGTATGTCGGGATTTCTCCGATGGCCCCTGTCGTTGACCCCGATTCTACTGCCATCCCCTTCGGACGTAAGGGCGACATTATCGGAACCGGGAACATCCCTCGCATGAAGACTGTGGAGTACCTCAACGAGAAGAAAATCCGTACTCTCAAGAAGCTCATCCGTCGTAATGACGTGACTCCTAAGCAGATTAAGGATACAGCTGGCGCTTCGATTGGTGAAATATTAGTTGGTCAGGTTCAGAACTTCACCAATGCTCTCACCTATCAGCGTGACCAGATGGTATCTGCGCGTCAGATTGCCTACAACCCCACCAATAATCCCTACGGTATTTCTCTTACCCTTTCCGCAAGGGTTCCACACGATAACGTCAAAACGCTTACTGATGCCAAAAAGTGGTGGACCGACAACACTTATGCATCGGAGGGAGCATCCTCAGACCCCGTGCAGGACATGAAGGATATGGTTGAGGTTGCTCGCCAGAAAGGAGTCGAGCTTTGCCATTTCGAGATTAACAAGACTTATCTTGACAAGATTCTTGGGCACAGCGCGGTTGTGGCTGACCTTATCGCCAGAATGAGCCTCACCGCAAGAAACACCATCACCAGCCTCAAGCCTTTCTCTCGCGAGGAAGAAATCGAGGCTCTTGCAGCCCTTGTAGGGCGACCAATTGTTGAGAAGGGTCACATTTCAAGTGTGGAATATCTCAATGGCAGCGCCCTCGCAGAACGTCAGTTTGATTCTTTCGAGAAGGACGTCGTAGTCCTTGTTCCGGACGGAAAACTCGGAGAAGTTTTGACTGTTGAGCCTCTTCTCATCAACGGTGGAAACTATGCATTTGCGTTTGGTGGCAAGTTGGCTTTCACCATAGCTGCTGACTATGTGAAGAAGTGCCAGAGTTATGGTGGCGAGCTTACATCGGTCTGTGTCCCTGACAAGCCGAGGTGGATGTGGTATCTCAGACCTAACGCATCCTAATTACGGCTTCAATTTGTGCGTTAAACAGATAAGGAATAGAAGAAATGACAATCGAACAGTACCTGTACGGCAAGGTTGATTTCAACTTAACTGGCAACACTGTGGCTGCAATCCTTTACGACAGAGGAATTACCGAGGGGGTGGGGGTTGCGACTGTAGCCGCGAGACAAAGGGACTTAGCGCTTGCAGACCTCTATATGTTTGTTGCCAATTCTTCTGTTTCTTCCTCTGCGGAGTACGAATCGGACGGAGGGTGGCAGAGTCACCATTCAGCGAAGAATGTCAGAAGCAGAGGAAATTATCTTTCGCTTGCGAATGACCTTTACGCGAAGTGGGGCGAGGCCGCGCCTTCAACGGTTGGGAAAATCACGCTGAAACCTTTATACTGATGTCACAGAACAACCCCAGATATCCATTTTCTGTAACCGTCAAGAGGCCAAAAGTCGTCTCTGGCGAGGTCGTGCAGGATAACAGAGGTGATGTAACCTACGAGGCGGTCGCTCTCTCTATCGTTGCGTTGGACGCGATGGGTTATATGATGCGGACATCTGGGGGAGTTCCTATCATTGCGAGTACTGCGACATCCATTTGTTGTGGGTATAGGGTTGATTCCAAATCCACTGCGGATGCCGGTGCGGTTGCGGTACATGACGTAATCCTACATACGCCTCCGTTCACCACGGAGCTTCTCTATGGCGACATTCTCGAAATAACTGACTACGACAGGACTTACAGGGCGAAGGTTGTCAAGAAGATGACCTACAATATGGGTTCTGCGATTTGGGCGGACGAAATCAAGAACTGATGGGCTACAAGGAACAGAACAAAAAGACGATTGAGAACGCGATTTTAGCTTTCAAAGCCCGCGTACAGGAGTCTTGGCAACCACGGATTGAGTTTGTGCTTGACAAGGGCGCGGAGTTTTGTCTCAAAGAGCATATCTGGGAGCATAAGACCTACTCAAATCACCTTCACATGGCAAAGACCTATGGATGGGTTCTTTTCTATAATGGCGTTGAAGTGAAGAGGAAGATTATTGAGAATGACGGTACAGCAGAAGTCGAAGGGAATGTTGATAAATTTCTTTCGTTGATGGGTCAAAGAGCGACAAGAGGATACAACGGTTTTGTTGTCGCTGCGATGGAGGACGAAAACGGTGATATGAGTTACTTCAAGTGGGTTGTGGAGGCGAAGATAATTCGTCTTGCCATAGAAGACTTGCGGTCAGTTGATTATAGTTCCATATTCAAACCGTTATGAACAGCTTTAATCCGAGCGACATAGAAAGCGCGTTTATTGCGAAGATAGCCACTATGGGGATTTCCGCGTCAGTCTATCCGAACCGCCCCAAATCGGCCATAATTGCAGAGGATTTTGTCGTAGTGTCTCTCGCATCGAGCATAAAGGATTTGGCGTCCTACGGTGAGTGTTCTTTAGAGGTGTCACTGTTTGCAAAAGATGTCAATAATGTCAAGAACGTCAAAAAGTTGAAGTTTATGTACGACACTTTGGTAGGCAGAATGCCTGTCTTTTTGGGTAAGTACATAATAGAAACGACGCCGCAGATACTTGCCGATGTCCCGGACGACTACGGTTTTCACGCACGAATACTTAATTTTCATTTAACGCTTAAAATTCAATAAGAATAATGGCAGCTACTACAAACTTTTTTGTCGGTTCAAGCAAGACTCTCGCAGAGTCTTTGTTGACCAAGCTCTTCAAGGGGCAGAGCCGTTTCTCTATCCTTCCGTTTGACGACGTGAAGGAGACAACCGGTGCGAATGCCGGTGGCATCAAGTGGGCCGGCCTTAACTTCGAGGGGGCAGATGAAATCTTCACTATTAAGGATTCTTTCAGCCTGACAAAAGCTGCTGATACCGAAGAGAAGATTCAGATTGACCAGAAGAAGGGAGCTACGATAGATACCGCAATCACCGAGCGCGGTGAAATCACCTTCGAGGGTGATATTCCAGTCGTCTGCGCCGAATATTGCATGGTATTCTACGACTACAATGTTGCAGGCGCCCTTGACGGTTCCAACAATAAAATCAGTGGATATTCTGGCGTTGCCTACAAAGGCCAGGGCTTCGAGCTTGAATCAAAAGAGGTTGTTGCGACAATGCTCATTGAGAATTCCGAGGTTGACCGTGGTCTTGCTTTCGCGCGTGTGAAACTTCGCGTTTCCCCTGTCTTTGAAAGCGGTTCTCCTGCCTACCTCAAGCTCCATGGTACGGTTCTCACGAACCCCGAAGCATCTGGATTGCAGGGTGCATGGATCGTACTTGAAAAGTACGCCGCATAGTCTCACGATGTAAGAACAATTGAGGGGTGAGGGAGTAATGCCCCACCCCTCTTTTTAATTATTCAGACAATGCTATTATCAAAATCAGCACAACATGGGTACAATGAAATAGATTGGAAAATCCCTACAAGAGTGCATATACCCGGGACAAATCGTTTTGTACGGCTCACGGGCGTCCATCCATATACGCTGCGGTTTCTTACAAGGATATGGCTCGAAAGAGATGCGCAGATTCCTCAGGACTCTTCCTCTACTCTCAGAAGTATGTGTGAAGAGCCGTATTTCGGCATAAAAGAGGCCGTCATCTTTGTTTTGAATTCGTGGTGGAAGTTACTATTGGTTTATCCCTTCAAGTGGCGTATTTGGGCTTTTTTTCGTGAATACACGGACGAGCAAATGCTTCCCATCATCCAAGAAGGAAAAAAAAAACTTCCGCTTATGGCACATTGGCTGCTTATGGCATTCTCGGCGGATATGAGGACGGATTTGATGAAGATGACAACGAAGGAAGCAGAGCAGTACCGAGCAGAACTTCTATCGGTTGCGAAGCGGCTTTCATCGAAAAGTTCCCCTCTTACGGAGGGATGAAATGGGGCATCAGGAATTTTGCCTATCAGTGCAAACTGACATTGCCGGAGATTGAATTAATGATGGCGGATTTGCCCCATACCTTATACAGCCGGAGGGATGGAAAACCGAGGCAATCTGACATTGACGAGGCAACGCGCCTTATGCGTGAAGCCTATGAAAAGAAGAGACGCGGGGAGGAATATACGGTTGAAGAAATCTTTGCCGGAAAAGCAGAGATGGATGAACAAGGAAACAAAGAATAATAGATATGGCGACACTTGCCGAACTTGATTTCAAGATAATACTTGACGACAGCCAATTCAACGAGGCCGTAAAACGGATTGAAGACACATCGAAGCAGCTCAACGAAAATGTTTCTTCTGTTGTCGATGGTATTAGTAAAATAACAAGGGGAACTCCTGGGAGGGCGGTAAAGAACGCCCAATTAGAGTCATTGCGGAGCGAGATAATAAGTATCGAGAAGGAGATTGACATATATCAAAAGAAGATGGAATTTCTCAATCGCAATGCAAAACTTGACACCGATGGCTTGCTGGCGAACCCTGCGACTATCACAAGAATGAGCGAGCTATATGAGAAGACCGCAAGACTGAGTATAAAACTTGCGGATGCCAAAAAGAAGTTCCGCGAACTCGGAGGTGAAAAAATCCCGACAAATTCTCTTAAAGAATTGCAGACAGAGGCTAATAGAGCATCTGTTGAACTTCTCCAAATGCGTGAGTATTACAAAAGGCTTGAATCAGATTCAAGACGAGTCAATATACGGGGGCAATACAGTGGACTTGAATCCGATATAAAGAAGGTCAATGGAGAGCTTGGCAAAAATTCAAAATTATGGAGAGATGTCAGTTCTCTTGCCGCAGGTTATTTCTCAATTCACGGTGCGACATCGTTAGTCAAGTCACTTGTCAGAGTCAGTGCGGAATTTGAATTACAGAGGACCACACTCGCGGCAATTCTCCGTGATGCCGAAAAAGCGACAGTGCTCTATGAGCAAATCAAGCAATTGGCCGTACTTTCTCCTTACAGTTTCAAGGAATTGGCAACGTATGCGAAACAGTTGTCCGCGTACTCCATTCCGGTGAACGACCTCTACGAGACAACGAAGATGCTTGCTGATGTTTCCGCCGGTTTGGGGGTTGGGATGGATAGGCTTGTGTTATTTTACGGCCAGGTACGCAGCGCATCGTTTCTTCGTGGTCAGGAGGTGCGCCAGGCAACTGAAGCTGGGATTCCCATTCTCGAAGAGCTCCGGAAGCAGTTTGTCGCTTTGGGGGAGGAAGGGATTACCGCAGGCGATGTCTTTGACAAGATTTCCAAACGTCTTGTGCCGTTTGAGATGGTGCAGAAGGTATTTCAAGATATGACATCAGAAGGAGGCAAGTTCTTCCAGATGCAGGAGATTCAGGCCGAAACGTTGAAAGGTAAGCTCTCCAACTTAACTGATGCATACCAGATTATGTTCTCCGAAATAGGGGATAAAAGAAGCGGGCTTCTTAAAGGTGCGGTTGACGTTATAAGGAGTCTTGCTGAAAACTACGAGAAGGTAGGCAGGGTACTGACCAATTTGATTGTCATATACGGGACGTATAGGACGCTTACGTCGTTGGTGACGTTAGCCCAGCAGGCGGCAGGGATTGTTTTGAGCCAACATATAGGGCTTTGGAAGGCGATGGGAATTCAGATAAAGGAGAATATCGCATCGCTGAAGTTATGGAAATCGTTAAAAAACTTTGTTTCCGCAAATTCTTTTGCACTTGTAGGGGCGGCGGTTGTCGGACTCACTTTGGTTATGACAAATTCGGTGAGGGAGGCGAACAATTTAAAAAAAGAACTTGAAGGGATTGCCAACGTCAGATTGGCGAAAGCGGAAAATGCGACCAGAGAGATTGATGCATTGGTAAGTAAAATACGGGATGCCAAAAACGGCTCACAGGAGTACCGCGATGCAATAGCGAAACTCAATCAAAAGTATGGGGAGTACCTTCCTAATCTTATTACCGAAAAGAACTCGTATAACGAAATCGCGGATGCGGCGACAAAGGCAAAAAACGCGATTTTGGAGAAGATGAGGGCGGCAGCAGAAGAGGAAGGACAGCAGAAAATTGAAGATACATACGGTAAAACTCTTGCCAAATACACACTAAATGCGACAAACGCGCTTGTGCGGATCGGTATAGGGAAAGAGGCCGCAACTGTATTTATGAAGAATTTTCGTGATGGGCTTATGTCCGGAGAGGGAGGACGAACCACGAATGAAATCAGCAAGTATTTTGAAAGTTTATTTGTCGACTTCTTCGGGCATAGACCGAAGTTCGCCGAAACGATGAGCACAGAGGATTATTGGAATCAGTTTTACAAGTACTTTGATGAATACGCAACGCGAATCAGAAAGATGCAGAAAGCAAATAGCGACCTTCAAGGTTCGCTTGATTTGGCTTTCGGAGATTCCGAAATGTATATGATGGAAGAGGAGCAAAGGCGAGTCAGCCAGATTACAAGTGCGTATGAAATCGAAGTGAGGGCGCTAAAAAAACTCGAACTGACACAGGAGGAATATAACAAAAGGGTTGATGCTCTTGACCACAAAAAGCTTCTCATGCTGCTTTCCCTTTATGAGTCTTTGGATAAGAAGGGGAAACCGGGAATTTTCGCTGATAAGGTCAACCAAATCAAAGAGCAGCTCTACGGTAAAAACAGTGGTCAAACGTGGCTTCAAGAGCTTGTAAATCCTTTGGTAGAAGGAAACAGTAACGTAGATTTGAAGGCAGCGGATGGTGACAATTTAGCCGAATACCTTGCTAAGATACGAGGCGAATACAAATCCATCAGTTCAACCGTCAAAGACTCCGATAACACGTATAACGGTCTTCTTTCGGCTCAAAAGCAGGGGATGACGATAACTGCGGCTCAGGTCACGAAAGCGAAGGAACAGTGCGAACTGGACGCGAAGAGAAAGAAGATTATCGAAGATATTGCAAGGGTTCTCCACGTATCCCTCGAAGAGAGTAATGGGGGGGCATCCAGTGGAAAATCGCCGGATCAAATCAGTCTTGAGGAAAGGAGAGATACCATCAAGGACATACTGCAATGGTATGAAAAATTGACCGAAATAGGGATACCAGAAGATAGCGCAAAGTCCATTCTTGCAAGTTTCTTCCCGTCAGAAAAAGAACTTGCGCTTGCAGGGACATTCAAACAAGCCTTGCTTGAAATTGCTGACGGGCTTGAAAAGTTCGATGCGACCGCGAAGAAATCGGCGCAGAGCCTCCGCAATGAAATATCCGGCTTCAACTTGGGTGCAATTTATGATGCGGCTCAGGCGAAGAAGAAATACGAGCAGGAGTTGCGCAAGTGGCTTGCAGAGGATTTTGGGATTGAAGAAGGTCCTACCGAAAAAATCACAAAGATTGTTTCTGAAAAGACCACGAGTGACAACCTCACAGGGATCAAGGAGTCTGACTTGAAGAAGGTAGTAGATAAACAGGAATCATACATAAAGGTACAGGCTGAACAAGAGGGGAAAGACAGGGAACAAGTATGGAACACCTATAGATTGGCCGCGTATAAAGCCATTGAGGATGTCACTAAGAAAGAGAGAGAGGCTAATAGAATCACTGCACAGGAGAAGGTAAACGACCTTGCGCAGAAGATAGTCAACGACCTATATCAGAGTAATCTTGGGGGTAATAAACTTTCTGACTGGACGGACAAGAGCCTGGGGCAGATTCAGAGTATTATTGACGGGCTTAAAGCTTCCCTTATAGATGCAGGCGAGCTATTTGATGAGAGTCTTTCAAAGAGGGCAGAAGAGGCAGGTATAAGCCTCCGTACCCTCGCTGATTTGGTGAAATCAATTATCGGCATGGACATCGAAAACAGTACGGTGGAAAAGGTGAAAGCCGCGACGAAAGAGGCGCGAACCTTAATTAGCAGCATCCAGAAGATAAGTTCTGCATTAAGCTCTCTCGGAGATACCGCCAACAATGATTTTGTGAAGGCTCTGGCTGATGGAGTTGATTTTGCTTTGGAAATTGCGGATGTTTTTCTGGAAAGCGAAGACTCGATGAAGGATTTTACGAGGTCGATTTCAGACGCTGCATCTTCGACGAAGAATCTTCTGAAATCTGCGAATGTGGTTACATTGCTCATTAAGATTGCAGCCACGCTCATATCGAAAGTAGTTGACGGAATTACCGCCGCGGAGAAGCAGCAGATGGCGCTTGTTGATGCGATGAGGGAATACAGGAATAGTCTTGACGAGATTGCCAGAAGTAGTTACTCTGACATTTTTGGAGCTGACCAGATGGGCTTGCTTGCAGAAAACGCAAAGATAGCCGCAAAGAACCTTATTGATTTCAATAACGCGAAAGAAGAAGCCACACGTGGGCATTGGCTCAAGGATTTATCTGGTGATGCCATATATACACTGAACAATTTATCCAAGCTCTACAAGGATGTATTCACGGAAGATGGTGATATAAACATAGAATACTTGCGGAGTATGCGTGATGTATGGAAGGAGCAGGGTTGGGGCTTTTGGAGTTCAAAGAACGCGGATGGTTCCTATGTAACTGAATCGTTAATAAGAGAGATTGACGAACTGATTGCGAAGTACGATGACCTTCAGTCGGCGAATGAGGAATTATCGAACTCCTACTCGGAACTTTTCAGCAGTCTTTCAAACACGATAGTAGATAATCTTCTAGCGAACTTTGATGAGATGGGGGATGCGGTATATGATTTAGGTTCGTCTTTTGAGGATTTGGGGGGAACCATTTTGAAGTCTCTGCTAAATTCGATGATTTTGGAGCAGGTGCTGAATAAGTACAAGTTGCGTTTTGCGAACATGATAAACGACTACGCTTCGGCCGAAAATAAGGAAACGGCGGCTACAAAATTAGCGAAGGAGGCTGGGACTTTAGCGGAGTCAATCAAAGACGAAATGAATGTTTTGGGAAGCGCAATTAACTCCACTATTGAAGCCTTTAAGGAGAATGGGCTATACAGCGCGGGAGAATCTTCTGGAGATACCCTTTCCTCTGGCATACAGGGGATAACGGAGGACACAGCAAATCTTCTCGCATCATACCTCAATGCGATAAGGGCGGACCTTGCAGGCCACAGGCTTGATGTAAAAGGGATTGCAACCGACATCAAAACGATTTTGGGGCTTCTCCCTGCAACCCCCACCCTTGCTGAGTATCTTGCACAGATACAGGCGAATACGTATAGTAGCGCCAAAGATACGGCAGACATTCTCAGTGACCTCAGAAGTGTAATTACGTCAGAAAGCGGTGCCACATCAGTCAGAGTACAGATGTAATCTTCTACAATATGGCAACAAAAAGTATTGGTTTTTTATACCTTTGCGATATGGCAGTAAACAATCCGGAAATATCCAATTATAAGCCTTTCTACATTCAGTATGGCGAGAATGCCATTGCATCCGACACGAGAGCCACATGGGGGTTGATTGCAAAGACAAATCCCTATCCCATTCTTCCGACGCCGAAAGAGCCGTATAAAAACGACTGGAAAGACCAAGACGGGGATGATGAATATAATACAGTAATGAAGTACGAGGCTTTCGTTTTTGATGTTTCCTTCTACATTCGTGCTTCAGGTTCTACTGCGGCTTCCGACATAAGGGGGGCAATAGCCACTTTCTTCAATGCCATAAAGCAGGGGGAATTCAAGATATACGATGCTTATACTGCGATAGGCCGACAGAAAGTTCGCTATGCAGGATATAAGGAAGAATCCTTTTCCGACTATGGGGGGAAGGCGAGATGTATTTTCACGGTCACATTCAAGGTAAACGACCCCGTTACGCTTATGAAGCTCAATGATTCCAATGCAATAGTAACTGTATAGGTATGGCACTCTTTTACGTAATATCGGCTTCGACAGGGGCGACAAAATATAGCGGAAAGCCCACATACCACGGTACGTATCTTTCCCCCTCCTATCTTGAATTTACCGTCATCAACTCCCCTACCCCTATCGCGTGGGAGATAGGGGATTATATCGTATATTCACGGACAGGGCTGACATACAAACTATATTCAATCCCGCAACCGACAAAGAAAACATCTTCGGGCACAAGCGGAGAAGGATTTTCATACGTGAATGTTCAGTTTTTTGCCGAGACAAAAAAACTTGAAATCTGTCCATTCCGCGACCTTGTGATTGACGAAGGGCAGGCTACATCATATCATTTCTCTACACTAAATTCTGTTGACACCTATGAGGATGTCGCAGGGGTTGCTGCAAGAATACAGAAGAACCTTGATAATTTCTTCGGTTCCGGAACGTGGGATATCGCAATTAACGCGAATATTCCTGCATCCTATGCGGCATCTGAGGCGAGGGCTTTCTCTGTGAGTGGTGGTTCTTGCCTTGATGCGCTTGCAAAGGTCTATGAGGTATGGCCGGAACTCGGATGGATTTTCAAGGTGGTAAACGGGGTGAATACAATCGAAATCGGAACTCCGAATGTCCGCACTTCCGGGAACACAACAAACGAGTTCAAGTACGGCACAAATGGCCTGACGATGATTAAAAAGACGCAGGTCAATAAAGATGAGATGGCAACGCGCCTTTTTGTCTATGGTTCCCAAAGGAATATCATTTCAAGATATTATAACGGCAAGGACATATATGAGGCCGAGAATGTCTACATACCGAACCTGATGCTTCCTTTGGCTAATTGGGGCACAACCTCCGGAAAGCCGGACGCGAGTAAGGCGTATCTTGATAATGTTTCCGCGCAGTCAACTTTCGGAATTATCCCAAAGACGGTCTATTTTGACGGAAATGAGCAGGAGGAAATTTACCCATCAATAGAGAGAGCAACCGTTGCAGATGTCCGGAGTGCAAAGCAAAGTACTGAGACAGGAGCACCTAATTATTACCCAGCCTCAAACTATACGTCTTCTCAAAGGATTGACGAAGTTACTTCCGTTTCCGGTATAGACGATGATGGACTTACCGGTATGGGAGGAACGAAAGTAGCCGAGTCCGCAACTGAATCAGTGTCTTCTGGAAGCGGCAGTTTTACCCTTGCATCCGGAGCGACCGTGGCGAGCAGAAATATCGTATTCGGTACGCACGTATTTACGAAGTACGGAAAGGTTTTCTTCAATTCCCCAAGAACCATTACTGTTACTTCTTCCGCGGTCACGCCTGCAAAGATACGCATATATAAGTATCAGGTAATTAGTGCGGGGGAGGTGATAGACGGCGAAATTCTACTGACGGAAGTAACCCCCTCCTCGGCATCTACTGAGATTGCCATCCCGGAAATTTCTTTTGGCGCAATGGCTCAAAGGGCCGGAGGCAATACGCAGATTTCATTGAAGATTGAAGTAGAGTATAGTTCCTCTTTTGAAAACAGTCTAACGGTTAACTATGATGTTTCCGGAGGAAGTGACAAGTGGGAACTTCAACAGATTCTTACAAAGACCTTCACGATGAATATTCGCCAAATCGGTTTTGACATGATGGCGAGAGCGTCGTTGAGTGGGAACGATAGGCCGGTAATAGCCTTCAAGGATGGCGACTGTATAGCGAGGTCTTTCGAGGTAAAAGCTGCCACATATCACGCCACTAACGACTTTTGGACTCTTGAAGTGTACAGAGGTGATGATACGTCGGTTGGTATGCGATATCCGAATACCACATATCGAGTAAAGGCAGGGGACCATTTCGTATTGCTCAACATCGCGATGCCGGATGAATATGTTGGTATTGCTGCAAACAGGCTTCTTGCGAAGGGTCAGGATTTGCTGGCCAAATTAAGCGGTATAGAGCCTTTCTACGAGCCATCCATTGATGCGAAAGCGATTGCCCAAAATCTTGCATCACATCCGGGGGATGAGGCCTATATTCTTCGAGAGGGCAAGTATATGCACATTAAGGACAATGAGCTTACTGGCAACGCAGATGAATATGTGCTGATTGATACGCTCACGATTAATGAGAACGAGTGTAACATCCCAACCTATGCAGTGACGCTTCGTGAGAAGAAAAGGGTATCTTTCACGCAAAGTATCGAAAATGCTATTCAATCGCTGACATCCACTTCTTCTGGTACAACAACCCAGAGCGTAACGGCAGGGACAAATGACTATAATAATCTTAACAACATCCCATCTATTGATGGTCAAGCCGTAATAGGCAATCTTCGGTCTTATATCGACCTCGGACTTATCAATTCAGACTTTTTTGAACTTGATACAACGTCAATTCCGGGGACCACGCTCATTAAGGCTAAATTTGGTCTTTACAGTGTCGGCATTTTGTCGGCTGGCGGTGTCAACGGTGGGAGTGGAGGAGCAGGGGGTATATTTTCAATAACTATTGACAACCTTAGGACCTATGTTACAGAGAACGAAGGGGTAGTAAATCTCAACCTCACGGGCTATCTTGCAAGTAAGAGTCTCGGATTGACGAAGGTTATCAGCACCGATGCTTCTAATACTCCGCTAGGTGTTCAGTGGACAAGTGGCGGTATCACGATTACTGGAACGTTGGCCGCTTCCTCGGCTGATGCCAATGCTATATATCTTGTACCGAATAATTCCGTTGGGAACAATACGCACGATGAATATATAGTATCGCAGAACTCTTGGGAACTGATAGGCAGCACACAGGTGGACCTCACGGGCTACTTAAATACAAGCAACTACGCAAATACCCTTGACCCCGTATATCTGCGAAAGGATTATCACGGAATAGCCGCATCTCAGTTCCGCAATGAGTTGACTACAGCATGCACAGGCAGCAAGTGGGAGCTTGCCTCTGTCGTAGTGTTGGATACTCCGGGGCTATTCCCGCATGAAGACTACGCAAACGCGATTCTATTCATTGACAGATACTATGGTGATGATGGGGGAGATGCTGGGAAATACAACTCCCAACTTGGATTCAACTCCCTCGGAGACATCTATTACAGAGCCTTTTCCGGGGCTTTACCTGATGCAGTTACGGCGTGGAAGAAAATCCTACATACAGGTAATTTCATCGCAGGGACGGATTATATTCCACCCACAGGCGGGACTCTGACGGGCAATCTTGAATTGTTAAATTGCCATCTTGTATTGAGGGGAACGAGTAAGATTGACATCTATGCAGACAGTTCAAATCAGCCAGACATATTCTCTTATACCTATGGCGCGGTAAATAACCGCTATATATATATTGGGTACGGTACATCCGACCTCGATATGGACACTTACTTCGACGGTAAGGTAATGTACTTCCGAACAAAGTCGGGTCAGAATAAGCACCAGAACGCCCTTATGCTTGACGGAACAGATGCGATACTTTACCGGAACCTCGTTCCGGACGGAAGTAAGACATTGGGGACGAATAGCAGCTTTTGGGCTGAGATTAATGCTTCAAAGTGGTATCCTAACGCCAATCGCAACATCAGCGTTGAATACAACTCTATTGATGGGTATTTCAAGGTTAATGGCAACCTTGTAGCCACAGGGTATATTTCCGCAGGTGGAGTCAATCCCAGTGGAGGCAGTGGTGGATGGGGGGTGTCGTCAATTATTGTAGGTTCCACTACTTACAATCCGGTGGATGGCGTAGTCACGCTTCCGGAATATCCCACCCTCGCATCACTAGGGGGGGCAAGTGCAACATCGCTCGCGGCTCTTACGTCAACCGTCAACGGCAAGATTGATTCTCCTGCTGGCGGTTCTGTTGGGAACGTCCTCAAAAAGACCGCAAGCGGCGCTGAATGGGCCGCAGAGACACAAGGTACGGTAACGTCCGTGAAGTTCAATGGAGGGCAACCTATAAGCCCTACAAGCGGCGTTGTTGACCTTGGTAATGGATTCCTCACGACAAGCAACTTTGTTGCAGGAACGAACTACCAAGCTCCTATAAACAGCGACAATAAACTACCTTACAGCCTTCTTTCTGGAACTCCGATAATTCCTCCTGCTGTAACTGAGGGTACCGTCAGCGGGTGGGGGTTCACAAAGAACACAGGCACATATAGCAAGCCGTCTGGAGGCATACCGTATTCAGACCTTTCTTCTACGATAAAAGAGTCGCTTGACAAAGCAGACACCGCAATACAATCGCACCAATCGCTTGCCGATTACTCTACTACGACACAGATGAACTCCGCGATACGGGCGCATCACGATGCAACCAAAGCGGATGCTTCTGCATTGAACAATTACCTTCCCAAAACAGGCGGGACGATAAGCGGGAATCTTTCGGTAGGTGGGTATCTCGATGTCACGGGGTCGCTCTATTCTGATGTTCTATGGATTGGTGATTACGGTAAATTGACTGACGGAAACTCCCGCCTTAACATCCTTTCGACAAGCAACAAGAATATACTTGTCGCTCCAGATGGAACAGGGAAATTTTACTACGGCAGTGTAGCACAGAACAATGAAGTTGCCACAGTGGGCGGCCTTGCCTCCTATCTTCCATTGACGGGAGGGTTACTGACGGGGAACTTGGTTCTGAATGACCAACAGGATGCCTTTGCGAACATCTTATACCGTCGAAACGATGCCTCCTATGCATTATTCTCTCACGACAATAATGGCAACTCCCATTTTGGCAACTCGACTTTTTCAACCTACGTTTACGGCAATCTGATATACTTCTATGTCAAGGACGGAGAGAATCAATCTCTGGTTGCAACCTTCGGTAATAGCAATTTCGATATTCAGAAGGACATACTTGCAAAGGGAGGAATAGATGTTTGGAATAGGTTGAAATTCGAGGACAAAACCGACATTCATGGGGCCTATCTTTCCATACATCCCGAAAGAGGACAAGAGACGAACGTACTTCCTTTCTTTTCCAACGACCTTGCTTTCCTTGTTGCAAGGGGAGGAACAGTACACGTCTATACTACCTCCGACACTACATTCACGAGTAATGCGGCACTTACCGATAGTGGGGAAAGCGCGGGTGTAGGAGATATAGGCTGTGTTTTCGATGGGTCTTCGTCTTACTTCGGTTATGCTGTCGATGACTCCAGAACAAAGCTTGTCATAGACATAAAATGCCCTGCGGGGGTCGAATTTGCGGCAGGGACAATGTTCTACATCGACTTCGGCAACAACACATGGAAATCAAGCGATATAACGGTACTGAAAGGGTACGGAGATAACGACTATGTTGTTTCGCGGAAGTGGCGTATCGCTCCAATGCCGGGAACGGCCAATGAAACCGAATCCAATAATCTTTCCTTCATTAAGTTCTACGAGGATTCAAGTTGGAACGGACACGGATTTAACAAAATCCGCATAGTTCTTGTTCATGGGGGTTATGCCGCAGACTATAAGACCATCGAGGTGGACGAAGTGGATGAGTATCAGACCCACACGCGGCATATATTCACGAGGAATGTATATGGAGATGCTATATATCAGAACATAAGATATTTTCGTTGGGATTGTACCGGGCAGGAAAGCATATATACGATTCTTGATGGAAAGACTATTGCAGTCCAGACGATTTATAAGTTGGTTGAGGGTGCAATGGTGGAACAGTTGAATATGTCTATTACTGACTACTCGCGTTTCATCATGGGCGTGGACGAGGACGGCCTTCCATACGCGGGTGGGGCAAAATTCTACCATACCGGTATATCAAATAATCTTCATGTTTGGCGGGAACAAGGTGGAAGCAGAACGGTTTATACGCGGAACTCTGCGCCTTCCGTTAACGACCCCATAACCGTATATGTAGGCGGAGAAACGGTTGCTTATGTTTCACATTTCGCGGCGGGCGAAATCAATCATAGAATCGCTGAAATAGGTTGCATAGGTTTCAACTCAGAACTTGGGCGCAATACATTCATGTCGCGTGGGTATGATGATTATCTTTATCGCGGATTGACTCCGGGGAATGATGGGGAATACAATCTTGGTTCATCGGCCAAAAGATGGAAATCACTGTATGTCGGCAGAACATCAGTTGTTGATAATGTATCATACCGCACTCCTACGATTGTGTTGAGTACTTATGCAGATAATTGGTCACTTGAATCCTACTTGTACTCTGTAATGACTGATGCCTACGGAAATCCGGAGAGCGTCAAGTCAAATCTCACTATTGGGAGCCAGAACGCAAATTGGGAAGCTTATAATTTGGGTTCGTTAAGAATCAATGCCGACGAAATCGCATATTCCGGGTCGAACCTTCATACGTCGAACGACCTCCAAGCAACCCTCGGAGACGCTTCACACAGATGGCTCCGTACATATACGCAGAAGTTAATGCTTGATGCCAACACAAACGCCAACTATATTGATTATGATTCCGCCAACGGCTGCATTAAGATACACGGCAACCTTGTTGCAACCGGGTTCATTTCCGCAGGTGGAGTAAATAGTCATGGAGGGGGCAGTTCAGGAGTTGTCACTTGTGAGAATAAAACGGCATCCTTCACGGTCAATGACAACATTGAGTGCTACTTTGTCACCGATTCCGGAACAATAACTCTGCCGGCATCTCCGGCCACAGGGCGGCACTTCAAGGTATATCTTGACGATGACACATATATCGTCAATCCTAACGGCAAGACGGTATTTGTGATACTTGGGAAATCTGGGAGTAAAGACACATATTCCAACGCTTTCAATCTATCGAATTACTCTGATGGGAATGACGGGGTATATGATTTCATTTACGACGGACAATACTGGTATGTAACACCTATTGCTGATACTTATTAGAATGGCACACAGCAGCGATTATACTCATATTTACGACCCCTCCGGGACTACTGACGGTCTCGGAGTGGCGGAGGTGGCAAGAAGTATCGGGGTTAATTCCCTTGACATCGGCACACTATGTTCCCATCAGTATGTCAGAGCCTTTGCAAAGTATAAGCCTCAGGCATATAATGCGGTAGCAGGGCGCAACTCTAACGGCTCGCTTACGGACACGGAACGAAGGAATAATGGATGGGGGCTGAATATACCACAGCTTAACTCCATTCAAGAACTCGCTCTTGGTACGTCTAAATGGTCTTATCTGTCGCGTTCGAGTTATTGGTATCGGTTGATGGATTTTGACGGATATTTCAACCGCGCTCCGCTACAGATGCTATGTCCCCGGTCTCTTGCTAACCTGAGCGTCAATCCGATTAACGAGCAACAATACAGTGCATTAGTGCAGTTCTACATCTTTCAGAAGGACGGTCACGTAAATTTCGCATTCAAGGATATGGATGGGAGCGCACTATATTCAGATGCGAGCAAGTCGAATCTTTGTCTTGATATGCAGTCGGGTGGAATCTTGAACGGAAGGTTATACGGCGATTTATCTGACGAGGCACATCTTGGACTCGCGTTGAATAAAGGGGATGACTGGTACTTTCGCGGATGCTCCACAAAATTCCAATATCTTGCAGCAGGTGCAACCCTTGACAATAGTATGTTCAATCTCAACCTCGGGCTCAACAATACATTACCGTCAGGGACATACACAGCTTATCCTTGTGTCCGTGTTGGCGGCGGTGCATCCGTCGGAGCCGGGGGGGTTATTAATAATGACCAATTGAATGGTGAATGGTATCCGATGCATGGGCCGTCCGGTATCAGCCAGAGAGCCGTAATGCAGCTTAAAGTGGGAGGAACGGACTTATACCACATCGACCTTGAAGGAGTACACGAAACCGCAAGCGACACCCCCATATCATCTGGAAGCATCTATGTAGCGTCGGGGGTTATATATCTTTCTCTGAAGGTAACGAACAATACTGGCATTCAGCACATAACGCAGACAACGATTGCAAATTGGAATCTGAGTTATAGGTGCATTGGGGTCGTGACCTATTCTGGAGAGGTATCATCGCGAAGTATTGATGTGACGCATACAGGCAAGACTATATACTCTCCTGCAAGTTTTGTAATAGCGGCAGGTGGATATACCGTACTTGTTTTCAGATTGGATAAAATCTTCAACAACAATGTATCGGCCGCAGAGCAGGCGGTAGATTCTGGCAGCTATGTGGCAATAAGGCCATCTCTTCGCTACAATTCTGACGATTTCACGGACGCGTCCTTTATGGAGTCCGTAACAATAATTAAGCAATAAGATTATGACGAACAAAGAACGAATCATTATGGTAGCCGTGTTTCTCACGGTTGTTCTTGTCCTCTTCGGAGCGATTTATTCCCTAATCTGGATGGTTTACACGAAAGCCGCTTGGATTCCGGTTTTCGCGCTCATCTGTGTTATCGGTGCGGCAGCGCCCACGACCTATAAACTCATTAAATACATCAAAAAATGAAAATCAATCTCACACAAGTCACACTGAAGCCCACTATTGCGGGGCCGGAAGTAACGAAGAACCTCACCAGAGAGGTCGCAGAGGCCATTTATCAGGACGCAAAGACACTTGCGGCAACTAGCTTTGCGCTGCGTCTTTTCAATGCCGAAGGAGAAATCGAAATTTCCGAGGAAGAAAAGGGGTTCATCGAAACGGCAATAAGGATGTTCAAGTATTGGGTACAGGCTCCAATTCTTGATATGCTGAAATAGTCAATCTTCTCCACTGCAATAAATACCCAATAAACAACACCCGACAGTGTTCTATATTGGGTATTTTTACGTTTCTTTGCACAAGAAGAAATCACTATGGATTGGACATCGCTAATAGTTTCCATCACATCTACGGGGGTTCTCGTGGAGCTTGGGAATTTAATCTATTTTCGTCCGAAGTTATCACAGGCAAGAGCAGAAGCAAGAATAAAGCAGGTAGAAGCTGACGACAAAAGGCACGATTACTTGGAAGAGAGGATAGCAAGCATGGAACGTTTATATGCGGAGCAGGGGAAACGTTTGGACGACGTATGTTCGCGTCTAATAGAGGTCAAGGCCGAAAACGCAAGAATAAAGATAGAGTTGGTCGAGGTCAAGGAAGAGAACAGGGCTCTGAAAGCGAAGTTAGATTTATACGAAAAATAGAGAGAAATGAAAACGGCAAAGTATTTCAAGGAGGCGGAGTTCCAGAAATGTACTCCTTCGTGTTCAATGCAGGATATGGACCAGAGTTTTCTGACAATTTTGGATGCTATCAGGTCCCTGTCTGGTGTTCCGCTTCTTCTCAATTCTTGCTACCGCAGTCCTGCATACGAAAGGACGAAGGGACGGGCAGGCACTTCGTCCCACTGCAAAGGTATAGCCGCAGACATCCGTTGTAGTGCAAGTGGCACACGTTACAAGATTGTTGCAGCGGCAATGAAACTTGGCATTACGCGTATTGGTATTGCCAAGACTTACATTCACATTGATACAGACAAAACGAAGGCTCAAAATGTGATTTGGGATTACTACAAGTAGTATTGAGTCTCACTTTTCATAGTCTTTTTTGAACTAACTTTTTAGTATAGATATGAACAGAGCAAAAGCGATTATCAACGATGCGCCCTTTCAGGTAGGGAAGCGGCGTATTGCTATCGGTGTGTCTTCGACAGGATACACTTTGAAGCATTTTCCCGGTTATGACGGTGTATCTGCGATTACGGATTCTGATTGGTCGGTTTATGACCCAACAGGCGGTAATGGGCAGGTAGAAGCTGACACAATTAATGTTGTAGATGTAGTCCCGAATGACTTTTATCGTCTTGTAGGGAACACTGGAACGGTTCTTTATCAGTAGGGTTATGGCGGATACGATTTTCAAGCTCTCCGAAATTTCGCGCGGTGAGATTTTCGACCCTACAACGGGCAAGGTGAAGGATTCCCTTCTGCCTTCACCTATTGACGCTCTGGATTCCACGAGAGCAGACGTGGCTCTTTCCGCGAAGCAGGGGAAGGTCTTGAACGACGCGAAAGCGTCGAAGGCATCGAGTCCGACGGCGGGTCACGTTGCGACCTTAGACGGGCAAGGGAATCCTGTGGACGGTGGGGTTTCTCTTGCGGATATGCAGGGTAATATGACGGAGCTGACGTACGCGCAGCTTGTAGCGTTGGTTAACAACGCGCAGCTTGTGAAGGGTCGGTACTATCGGATTACGGACTTTGTTACGACCTGCGGCGAATATTCGGGTTATGATTATGTGCGTGTACGTTCCGCGGGTCACGCATTCGACATCATAGTTCTGGCGTTGTCAGAAAGTGTATTGTCGGAGGAAGCGAGGGCGATTCAGCACGCGGGAGATACGTACTTTGCGGGGTGCGACCTTGCGGCATGGCGGCTCTGGTACAAGTTGGAAAATGACACCCAATACGACTGGGCGGTATCTGATGGCAAGGGGATAATCTATCGGATGATTGACGAGTTCGACAACGACTGCCCCTACGACTTCAAGAACATCCAGTTTAAACGTGGGTGGAGCGCAACGGAAGGAATGTGGAGCAACATTAGCTATGGAGATACAGGACTATGGTGTTACACCTTTTCTTCGGATGCTGACGAAAATACGACTGAGGTTACAGATGTGTCGCTGGATAAGAACTCCAATACGCATCATAATATAATGAGGGAATATACTTGGGAAGAATCCCCCAACTAATACTAAAATACGCATCATGGCAACAGCACTTAATAACATCTGCTTCTTCGGGCGGAATTGCCGCAGCAACACCTTCGGGCAGGATTGCTACGGCAACACCTTCGGGCATGGTTGCTACGGCAACACCTTCGGGCAGGATTGCTACGGCAACACCTTCGGGCGGAATTGCCACAGCAACACCTTCGGGCAGGATTGCTACGGCAACACCTTCGGGCATGGTTGCTACGGCAACACCTTCGGGCAGGATTGCTACGGC